CGCCAAAGCTCGCATTTCAGAGTCTGAATCAATCCAAGAGTTACGCTCTCGCCATTTCTCAAACTTCTGATCACGGGGCGGCTGTTTAGGCCGTTGGGGCGTTTGTACCACAAATTCTTCATCTTGAACAGGCTGACTATTAAAATTTTGTTCAGCCCTCTCAGCGTTCGCAATTGACATCTTTGCTTCAGTCATTGCCTCCTGAGCATCAATGATCTTGTCTGTGTCGCCTGCTTCATACGCATCCCGATACTCACGCTTGGCCTTTTCTAGGGCGGCATGGGCATTGGTCTTGATGGAGCTAATAGCAAAGCCTTCGGTGTTGTTTACACGACCTTTGAGTGCTTTGTTTTCCTCAAAAAGCCTTTTTGCAACTGCTACAGCCTCTTCACGTTCTTTATCAGCGGCTTCTTTTGCCCTGCGTTCATCGTGAAAAACCTTCTTAAAGGCGGCTATCTTTTGCTTTGCGGCGGCTGAGTATTCACTCAGCTCATCGTTGTCAAGCTCTTCTACGAACTTTGGATCAGATGGTGTTTTGCCACGGTCTTGCTCAGGGGTGTCATCCTCGATTTCAATTTCAATCTCTTGCGAGTCATCCGTCTCATCGGGAAACTTGTATTCTTCGCCTTTGTATGTACTCATGTGCGCTCCTTATTTGCGTTTGATACCACGGGGGTCTTCCACAATACCTTCAACGGAGTCATCGTTGATGATGCGAAATTCTTTTCCGTGGATGACAAGTTTGGTTCCAGCGTGTGGGCGAACAAGAATGAAGTCTCCTTCTTTACACCAAGCGCCATTGGGAAACCGCTTTTCATCTTTATAGCAATCAGCGCCAAGCTTGACCACAAACAGTACGGTGGTCAGTATTTCTTCGTTATGCACAGTGAGTTCGGCTTTGATGATGCCGCTCTCGTACTCTTTTTCCTGCTCAGGAATAGCGCAAAGAATGCGGTATCCAGATGGAGTTGGGAGTTGTCTTGCCTTGTCTTCGTTGGTGTCTGGCGTTACCGTTGCTACTTCATCGGGGGTCGATCCGATTTGTTCACTCATTGAATTTCTCCATTTTTTGCTTTTGGTCTAATACGAACTCTCGTGCAATCAGCAGACCTCGAATCTGACCGCACGATGCCTTGTACTCCGACAGGTCATTTACGTTACCTGTGGCTACAAAATTTTGTAATTGGTGAATTTTTTCGTCAATATTCTTAACAATTACGTCAAAGTTATCCATTACTCACCTGTCGTTGGTTCTGTTGGAGGGTTTTTGTTTTTTGCATCATTCAGTTTAAACAATGACTCTCTGTTTAAACGATCTTTGGTAGAAGCCATTTCATAGCCTAATCGGTGACCACTAATGTCGGCTTTGTCTTGATCTGCTTGGGCTTTTTGCTCCAAACTTGCCTTGTCGTGGGCAATTTTGACCCCAAGCTTGTGACCTTCCAAGTTGGTTTGGGCTTCCAGTTTGGCTTCTTCGACCTGCAATTGAGCTTGTTTGAGGGCTGTATCTGCTTGATCTTTTGCCGTTTTTCGCTTGATTTCTTCGCCTTTGAGTTGCAATTCCTGCATCTGCATTTGAATGATGGGGTCTTGCTGTTGCTGTTGAACTTGCTGTTGAGCGGCCTCTGCTTGGTTCTTTTGAAGCAGTTGCTGGCTGGCTTGCGCTACCAGACGAGCAATCTGAACTTCATATTCCTGTGGCAATTCATCATCATCTTCAGCCAGATATGGCAAAGGTGCGCCTATTTGCTGTTCAATTTCTTGGCGATATTGATAAGCAAAATGCTCTGCAATGTGGGCTTGCAGGCTAGAGGTGATTTGCTGTGCCGCTGGGCTTTGACCAACCATTGCCGCCGTTTTAGGGTCTTGCAGGAAGTTCATGTGTGAGGCAATATGAGCTTCGTGATCTTGATAAATAAAAGCCTTGAGTGGCTTTGCCATCATGGCATTCATGTTCTCGCTCAATGGATCACGGGGCTTTTGATCATCTTCCAGAGGAATAAGCTTTTGAGCGTTCCTGATACCCAGCACATCCAACATTTGGCGGTGAAGCTGAGGCATATTGTAGATTTGTGGGGCATTTTGAGCCAACTGAAGGACTGCTTGATACTGCACAATCTTCTGAGCCATTGTGGCGGCGTTGGGATCGCTGACAGGAATGACATCACAGCAGTCATAGTCTGACTTCTTGGCGCTACGGCTACCCTCTTCTGGATCGTATTCATACTCATCTGGTGTGTAGTCCCTGATGATGTCTCGCAACAACACCAATTCCAGCTTCATGGAGTAGTGGATGCGGGCTTGAACGGCAGACATCACCTTTAAGGTGCGCTCCAACAGCGCCAGTGTGGAGCCAACTGGGGCGTTAGCAGACATATCCGCCACGTTTAAATCGCCTGAGCCTGCGGCTCTGCGGCCTTCTTCCACAATGTTTCCAAGCAAAGCCATCAAAACTTGGCTTGGCTCCTTATATGGAAGCGGTAAAAGATTGTCTTTGAGCGTACCTGATGCAATGTCTGCATCTCGCCACTCCCCCGGGGAAATCGGGGTGTCATCGCCCTTGACTCTCATGCCCTTGGTTTTAAAACCACCCGGTAAATTTGACAATGTTCCTGCGTCCACCAACTGACGAATCAACGATGTGCCTGACTTTGCAAATGCGCCGATCAGATGGATCAGGCCGAAGTAGTAGAAACCAAACCCGGGGACGTATCCATAGTGAACAAAGTGATTTCGCTTCTGTTGTGTTTCGTCTTCTGGTCGCCAGTTGCGGCGCACAGCCAGCACGGTTGCTGTTTCTTTGTCGATGGTGACGATGTAGGGCAGAGCAATGCCTGTTGGCTCTCCATTTTCATCGCAGTCTTCAAATCCAACGATGTCAAGGTCGGCGTGTACTTCATAGATCTTGTACCTGTCATCTGTGGTCGCCTTGAAGCCCATCTTCTCAGCAATCTTTTTCTCCACCTCATCAAGGCTGGTGCTTGGCTCACCAAGTTCCTCATCAATGTAAAAACCATCATGCATTAAACGAGCAAGCTCGTTCTTGGTTTTACGCATCACATGGGTGACACGAGGAGAATTTTGTAGGGAGGATGCGCCGTAGGGGACGATGATGTCTTCGGCTGGTACAAAGATAGATACTTGACGATTAAGTGCTGGGTCAAAGTAGACCTTTTTAAATGCATTGCCCGACAAACCCAAACCCCAAATCATGCGCTCATGCTCTGGACGGTACTCGGTCATCACATCCGTCAACTCATGGTTCATGTCATCTTGAACACGAGTGGCGGCTTCTTTTTTCTCTGGGGTTTCTTTGCCAATGATCTGAGTTTTGACTGGCCCAGCGGCAGGGAAAGTTGCCATGATTGTTTCTGCTTGAAACTTGACCAGCGCCTCTGATAGGAGGGGGTGGTAGACACCGCAAGCGCCTTCCCAAGGTTCTGAGCGTTCTTCAATCTTCATGCCGAGAAGCTCAAGACCATCTACATAGGTTTGCATCCAATCTTTGCGAGCGCCTATGTCATCTTCAATGTCTCCAAGCAAGTCATTGGCAATGTTTGAAAGTTCCTTGGGATCAATATGCTCTGCAAGGTTTTCATCAAAACCAATCTCTGGAGACGGTACATCCTCAATTGATGAATCATCATTCTCGCCAATAAGTTCAATTTCAATCTCAACTGAAGGAGCATCTTCTATGATGGCTAGTCCTGCTGGCGCTTGGTATAAACTTTTATCAATCATGGGGTTCCTCAGTAGTAGGCCGCTTTCTTTCGGCGGGGGACAAAGTCTTCTTCATCATCCGTGTTTAAACGGAGAAAGCCGCCCTGCCTGAACCTTAACAGCGCCTGACTGGTTGAGTCAACTAAGTCATCATGCTCACCATTTGGGAAGGAAGCACACTCCTCCATGACCTCTTCAGCCCAGCGCCTGTCTGGACACCAGACAAAGCCTGACGCAAATATGTCGGATATTGCGTTTACACGGGCTATCTTATCATTGCCTTTGCTTGGTGTGTACTCTTGCAAAGGGATTCCTGTGCGCCTCATCTCATAGATTAATGGCGCTCCTGCCGCCTTCTTTTCAATCAGCAGGGTGTCTGGTTCCCATTCGTTGTACATCTCAAAGGCTTTGGCTTTTAGCTCGGGAAACTCTAAGCGGTCTTTGAATGCATCCAGCAAAATGATGTTTGGCTGGGCATTGCCTTTGTCATCGGGGTGTCTGAACACTCCCCATGTGGTGCAAGCTGAATAGTCAGCCCTGTTGTGTTTCTCAAACGCCGTATCCCAGCTTTGGATGGTGTATTCGCAGTCTGGCGGTACATCTTTGTCCCAAATCTTCCACATTTCCCGCTTAATAAGCGCACCGCCTTCAGATGTGGGGTTCTGTTGGTACTGAGCCTCCCATTTTGGTACTGGAATCTCCGATTTAATAGCTTCAAGCTCTTCTTGCGACCAAAATTCAGGCCAAAGTGGTGCGCCAGATGGCATTAATGCAGGAAACTCAATGGTTTCCCACTCATCTCCATCCCTTTTGACTGAGTTTGACACTACCTGACCCGTCAAATCCCGCTTAGACCAGCGAGTCATCACAATAATGATGGCTCCCCCCGGCTGTAAACGCTGTCTAGGCCCTGAGCTATACCATTCATAGACCCTGTCGTAGACCTTTGGATCACCCTGCATGGCTTCCTGCTCTGAATGCGGGTCATCAATAATGAGAACGTCAGCACCTTTACCTGTCACTGCACCGCCTACGCCGATAGCAAAGTAGTCACCGCCCTTGTTTGTGTTCCAGCGTCCTGCGGCCTTGCTGTCTGTGGATAACTTTGTTGGAAATATCCTTTGGTATTGGGCTGTATTGACCAAGTTCCTGACCTTACGACCAAAGCCAACGGAGAGTTCGGCGGTGTGGGCAGTTTGAATTATTTTCTTATGAGGGTATTTACCCAAGAACCACGATGGAAAAAGAAAAGATGCGAACTCTGACTTGGTATGCCGAGGCGGCATATTGATGATGAGCCTCTTTAACTTGCCATTGGCAACCCTCTCAAAGGCATCTGCCATGATCTTGTGGTGTCGCCCTGCGATGAATGAAGGCCACATATCTTCCACAAAGGGGATGAAGTGTTCCTTGCATTGCTCTCTACGATCAGCTTCCATCAGAAGCTTGATCTTTGGAATCATTTCATGCTCAGGTGGCAGTGTCTCCAACATCTGGAGGTACTGCTCCATCTCCTCTGTAGTCAGAAGACTCATAGCTTGACGATGTCGTTGACCACTTTATTGGTCAATTTAATGGTT